ACAGAAAAGATATTAGGATTCGTTCACTATTGCGGGAAAGAACTGGGCTGCAAACATATAGTCTTAGATTCTTTGGCTAAGTGTGGGGTCAATCAGGGCGGGGCTGATGCTAACGCTAAAGAAACGGACTTCATCAATCGCCTGCAATGGGCAGCCAAGACTTTAAAGGTTCACATCCACCTCATATGTCACGTTAGGAAACCTCAGACAGGCGGGGAGGAGTGGCGACCGACTAAGTTCGATGTGAAGGGTAGTAGCACCATCTCTGATATGGCAGACAATCTATTCATCGTCTGGAAAAATAAGAAACGATTTGATCTCAAAGAGTTACAGTCTCAGGGGCATGAGCTTGACGAGAAGCAAATTAAATACCTGGAGGATAATCGGGACTTGCTTTTGACCGTTGCGAAACAGAGGCATGGGGCGTGGGAAGGGACTTTCGCTTTCTATTTTCAGAATTCTCTTCAGTTCACTAGCCATGAAGGGCAATCAATGCCATTTAATTTTGAAAAAGGGGAAATAAATGTTGACGAAGACAGTGATATGCTGTTCTAATTGACACAACAAGGGGGTAAACATGACAGACACAGAGCAGGCATTGAAACCATTGCCTTATAAAGTTGAACACAAAACAAATTCCTATCCTCAGGGTTTGCTGACACCAGATCAACTGAGTGAAAAAATACATTTTCCTGTTGATAGAATTTTAGAGCTTGCACAGTCTGAATTTTTGCCAAGTTATTGTTTTGACAAAACTATATATAAGTTTCGACTGCAAGAAGTAAAAGATTGGTTGGCTGAAAATATGATGGTGATGACTAGGGGGAAGATGGTCAAGCATGGCTTTAAGATAATTCCCCCTTGCCCTCCTGTTGATGATCGACCGCCTATGTCAGTCTGTGATGTCGTGGGATTGTCACAGATTCCTGATTATTCTTACCAACCTGGAGTTTATTTTTTATGCAAAAATAATGAAGTGGTATATGTTGGCCAATCCGTATCAATTCATGGACGAATACAAAGTCATAAAAATAACAAAAATTTCGATAGGGTGTATCTTTTGCCAATACCTGAGTCTGAATTAAATCAAATAGAAAGTGCTTTTATTCATTATTTAAAACCGCCTCTGAATGGGCATAATAAATATTCATGTAGCAAAAAGTCAGCACCGAATCTAAAGATGACTGAAGAAGAAGCAAAATCTATAGTTTTAGGCTGCCGAAACTCAGAACCATTGGATGAAACCTAAAGAATGATTGGCTTACACGCAAGCTAAAAAGCAATACAACAAAGGGGAAAACTATGAAAGGTAAATACTACAGAGATTGGTTAGTCGAAGATGATACGGTCACTCATTGTTTCATCGAGGGAGAGATACACTGGGACAAGGTTGATAAGTCGGACATAGATCTGATGATAATCAATCTACTTCAGGATCAGGACAACACCGAGCATATGAGTAACATCTTATTTAAGATGCAGAACTCTAGCGATGTTGCGGATTCTTTAGGGTCTTTTCTTGTCACCTCCTCACTCGCTGATGTCATCGACCATCAAAAGCTTTTGAGAGACTGCGCGTTGGACTACCTCAAATATCTGTGCGATATGGATGTAGACCTATGCGAAGAAGCTCTTGAGTTATACGGCATTCGGTATGCCGAAGACGCGATGGTCGAGGCTCAAATGGAAGCTCAATGGCTGGAGTCAAGGGCATGACTTTAGAAGAGTTGGAGCTAAAACTAAAAGAAATACAGGACATTATCGCTTCGCAAGGTGATGTCGTAGATGCCAAGCTTCTTGAAATAGAGCTAATGATAAAAGGTTTAATAAGATCCTGGGAGGATACAGCATGAAAAAAGTAGGGGAAGTTTTAAGGGAAATAGGCGAGACACCAGAGACTGCGACATGGGACTGTCATGGTACGCCCGTCATATTACACAAGGCATTGGAGAAGGTTGCTGCCTACAAAGGCATTAAGTTTGACCCGCCTATGATCGTACAAAGCGACATGGCAAATAAGCTAGTGGCTGTCTCTGTCACTGGTCACCTCAACGATCATTCTGAGTGGTCGTTCGGAGAGGCTGCTCCTTACAATAACAAGAACGGATACCCGTTTGCTATGGCTGAGAAGAGAGCCAAAGATAGGGTTATCCTCAAGCTAGTTGGGCTTCATGGGGATGTTTATTCTGAGGATGAGGCAGATGAGTTTAAGGATGCCAAGCCTCAAGACTTACGGACTAAGGTTGAAAGACCCGCAAAGCCTGAACCCGTTAAAGTATCCAATGACGACTTTGAGTTATGAGGGTATTTGAGTGCGAACAAGGATCGGCAGAGTGGTTTGCCTCAAGACTAGGCATTCCCTCGGCTAGTATGTATGACAAGATCGTCACCGCTAAGGGCGACTGGTCCACTCAAGCTAATGGGTATATCAATCAGCTAGTCGCAGAAGAACTAACAGGTGAGCGTGTTCCTATATTCCAGAATCAATGGATGCTGAGGGGCGTAGAGCTAGAGCCAGAAGCTAGGAATCTATACATACAAACGAATCAAGTCAAAGTGCATGAGATGGGTTTTATTTTGCATGATGACATTGACGCAGGCTGTTCACCAGACGGCCTCATTGGTAGGGATGGGGGATTAGAAATCAAATGTCCTGCACCTGCTACTCATGTTGAATATCTTCGCGGGGGGAAACTACCAAACAGATATAAGCAACAAGTCATGGGCTGTCTATGGGTAACCGATAGGCAATGGTGGGACTTCATGTCTTATCACCCAGATATGAAACCCTTGATCGTTCGCGTAGAGCGTGATGAGGAATACATAGCTTCACTAGCCAAGCACGTTACCAAGGCTGTGGGTTTAATTAAAGAGAACGTAAATCAATTTGAGGATTAATTATGGATTACGATAATACTGATAGAGGGGCGTTGTTCAAGCAGGACAAGACCAATGATAAAGCACCTGATTACAAGGGAAGCTTTAACTTCAAGGGTTCGGACTTCAAGATTGCGGGATGGGTTCGGGAATCAAAGGCAGGTAAGAAGTATCTTAGTCTTTCTGTGGATGACTTTGTACCTGAACAGAAAACTGAGTCTAAGGTTGAGTCTAAGGGCGTGGTAGATGTCCCCTTCTAGGTCTGTTATGGGGGCTATATGCCCCCGTTTTGGAGTATTGTATGGAAATTAATATCGGACAGTGCATGAGAAAAGCACATGATAGATTGGGCAAAAAGCCCACAGAAATAGCGGATCAGATGGGTCTTTTACATTCAAACTATTATCACCTAATGAATCGCAAGGGTGCGACTGTAGATACTTTATACAAGTTATCAGAAGCATTCGGCATAACTATGGATGAGTTTGTGAGATTGAACGATGAAGCCGACTAACACCAAGGAAGAGTTGAGGAAAAAGATAAACGCTCAGGTTGCTGAGTATCTCGCCAATGGAGGGAAGATTACGCAATGCCCTCCTATGACGTTCAACAATGATTCGTTTGCTTTAGCGCAGTTAATAGTAAGGAAGAGTTATTTAAAAGCACACAAAGAAAAAAAGGGGTAATTATGGATATACAAGGGAAACACTGGATTATTAGTAACGATCACACAAAAGAGTGTTTTGAGAAACACTTAGATCAAGTGTATAAATCTAAAGGGTACGTCACTATCCGTTGGACTGAAGGTAAGACGAGGAGCAATGCACAGAATAACGCACTCCACTTGTACTGCCGTCGGCTTGCGGAAGTCTTGAATGACAGAGGTCTGCCCATGCAAAAGGTTCTAGAGAAGAAGAGCGTAGACATTCCCTGGAGCGGAGAGAGAGTCAAAGAAACCTTATGGAAGCCAGTGCAAGAGGCTCTCATAGGTACTGAGTCTACCGCAGACGCAAACACTGTAGACTATGACAAAGTGCATGAGGTCTTGAGTCATCACTTAGGGCAGGTATTCTCAAAGCACGATCTATATGTTCCATTTCCTAATAAAGAATGATTAAGGAGTGACTTATGTTTGAGGAGTTTATGCCGACAATACACCAAGCCAATGATGAGCTAGAGATAGGTTTGGAAAACATTGACAAAAAGAAAGCAAAAGAAACTTACAATGCTTTGATTGCTTTAAGCATAGAATTAAACAGAAGGTACATCAGGCATTACACTGAATACTTAGGGAGAGAGTCATGACAAAAGAAACAGAAGCTAAATATGAAGCACCAGAGGACGTAAAGTTTATTGCAAAAACTTATCCCGTAGAGAGCTTGGAGTTTACCAAAGCTTTACTCACGGTAAGGTATAACAAAATGGACTGCATTACTCAGAGGAGAGCGGAGAAAACTTTGAGGTGTCTTGTTTCAGGTCTGGCATTCTGTCCTAACTGCGGTAATAAGATGGGAACAAAGAGGATCTATAGAGGTGTATGAATATAATTGTAAGTTAGACAGAGTCATAGACGGAGATACAGTAGATGTTGATATTGACCTTGGTTTCAATCATTGGATTCATGGGGAGCGTATTCGCTTATTTGGAATTGACACACCCGAATCGAGAACTTCTGACAAAGTTGAAAAACGATATGGACTCCTCGCAAAGGAATTCGTACAAAGCTTCTTTGAAGAAAACAAAACGCTCACGCTCCAGACGAAAAAGAAAGACAAATACGGGCGGTACTTAGGTGTAATAAAAAGCGAAGAGATAAGTCTAAATGCAGAGCTTGTTAGTGCTAATATGGCAGTACCTTATACGGGTCAAAATAAAGCAGAAATTAAAATCGCTCATCTACTCAACCGCGAGAGACTTAATGAAACGCAAACGTAATTCATCTACACCAAGATCCAAATGCCTCCAGGCTCTACAGAAACTAGCTAGAATAGCAGCCACAGATGCTAACGGATATTGTGAGTGCGTGTCTTGCGGGTGTAAGAAACATTACAAGGACATGGATGGAGGTCACTTCATTCCCAAAGGGTCTAGTTCTTACTGGGCTTTGGACATAAGGAATGTACACCCACAATGTAAAAGTTGTAACGCATACGGCATGAAGTATGGTTCAGCAGCGCAGCAGTACACGATATGGATGCAGGAGTATTACGGTAAAGGTTTCGTAGAAGAGATGATAGCTAAGAAATCAGATCCGATTAAATTCTACAAAGCAGACTATGAAGAGATGCTAAAGGAATGGAATGCGCTGATTAAGTATCATGAGAAAAGGATTGGATTGTGATTATAACTCAGGATATAGAAGACAGAGCAAGAAAAATAGGAATGCAAAGAACTAGTTTGCATAACAAAACTCCTTCGGCAAAGACGGGAATGAATGACGATTATGATGATGATTATCTTGGTGCTTTAGGAGAAATATGTTTTGAAGAAATGTATGGTTATCCCGTAGATGAAGAGGACAGAATACAAGGTGATGACGGTACAGACTTTATTATAAAATGCCTGCATGATGACGTTATTTCTTATCACAGCGTTGATATTAAAACATCATCACAAAAGGGAGAGTCTTATGACCATCTAAATCTTTTAGTTCCGATAGACAAAGTTGAGTCTAAGATATATGTACAAGCAATGTATCGAGAACATAAAAGATGTATTCAATTAGTAGGGTGGGAAACAGCACAATCCGTAAAGAAAGCACCAATTAAAAAAAAGAAAAAAACAAATCATGAAATTAAAATTCCAAACCTTAGACCAATGTCTGAATTAGAAAAAAAAATGTTAAGAGGATAGTCTCATGACAAAAGAAGTATCAGAAGACGTATCAGAAATAGAAATAGAAATGGTCGGATCTGAAGAGGCTTATGAGTGGATCAATGACAAGCTTAGGGTTCTTACGGGTAGCGACCTCAATCACTTAGGAACACTTGCCGTAATGCTAGAAGACCTTACGGGATTTGTTAACAAGTCTAAGTTCACACAAAAACAATTCTTAAAATACATAAGAGAGCAGGAGGAAGAATGCGAGACGTTGCATTGAGAGTTAACGATCATCAAGTAGGGGGAAGTCATTACAAGTCTTTAAAGATTCAGCCCATAGAATACATCATGGCTAATAACTTAGGGTACTGCGAGGGGAATATTATCAAGTACATCACTAGGTGGAGAGCTAAGGGAGGTATCGAAGACCTCCGCAAGATCAAACAGTATGTAGATTTTATTATAGAAAACGAGATGAACCCCTCTGAGTGAGGGGCTAGTCTTTTCTTTTTTCTTCTCTTTCTAAAAAGTCTTCTATTCCTCCACCAAAAAAATTGTAATACATATCTCCGACACCAGGAAAACTTTTAAAATTCTTTTTATCAAGATCAGACCAGTCATAGCCTTGCAGTATTAGCTCATCTAGTATTCTTGTTTGGTCTGCTGCAAAATCAGCAACAGTTAAAATAGCGGGAGTTAAAGAGCTTAAAGCAAACTTTTTTATTTCAAGGTCTTCTAATTGATTTAATCCATACAAAGAAGTTCCCATCATTGATAAAGCGTAATTGCCAAGGTGATCGGGTATTCTTTCAGTTTCAAACCCTCTTCCTCTAATAGCGTTTCTAGCTTCTTGAACAACAGACTGACCACCTCCAACTATAACAGTATAAGCTAAAGCATTTTTACCTGCTGTTTTAAAATTTCCTTTTTTTGCTTCATCATAAACACTGTCTTGCAATAATTGTATTTGTTTTAAAGTAAAACTTTTTAATTGATAAAATATTCTGCCGTTAGGTGATGACAAATAAGATTGAGGCATATCGCTAAGAGATATAGGCTGAGAACCAGACAACTCATTCCATAGTAATAACTTAGTATTTTCTGTTACTTTTCCTGCTTTTAAATCATTAACCAAACTATCAAATTCATCACCAAATGTTTCTCCCCACTGCTCTTTAAATTTCTTTAATCCTTTTTCAGACTTTACTAATCTTGTACCTTTGTTCCAAGCTCCTTGAATTAATGAATTTTTTCCAAATCGATCTACTGCTCTAAATCCACTATACTTAAATAAAGTGTCTTGAAAAGATTTAGCAAAACCTTTTATATCAGATAAATCTGTAGCAATGTGATTTGCTAAACCAAAGTCTTTTGTATTTTGTACGTTTCTTCCTAGAACTGTTTGAAGAATTGCTTTCCCGCCATCCCCTCCATATCTATATATATTGGTAAGTTGATCTGCAAATTGTATAAAAGCAGAAGCAGGATTACCAAGAAGCAAACTACTGGCAACAGATCTTAGTTGTTGAAAAAATCTAGCGGGAGTTTTTTCTCCTTCGTTAAATCTTAAATTAACAATTTTAGTTAATTCCTCTATATCGCCAATCACCTTTCCTTCTGATTGAAGTTCTCTTAACATAGATCCAACGCTTTTAGATGCATCAAATTTTTTTCCATCGCCTACTTTAGTTTTATTGCCTTTAAAAAATTTATATTTTTCAACATGATTTATTGTGTTATTTATATAATTTGTTAAAGCGTCAGAAGCATTGTCGGGATAAAATTGCAAAAGATCATCATCTAATGTTTCTAAAACTCTTTGTTTGCCAGAGCTAAATCCACCAACAGCAGAACGCCCGATTGGAGCTTCAAACAAATCTGTAAATACTGCTGCTTTTTGGGCTTCAGTTAACTCGTCTATTGATTGTTTATTTAATTTTTTTGCTTCTCTTTTTAAAGCTGCTTTGTACATTGGCGTTCTTACATCGCCAAAGGCATGAAGAAGTTCATTAATTAAAATTTTTCCTCTAGGAAAATAACCTTCTAAAAAATCTAATCCATTTTCAAAAGCTTCGTTACCATACATATGCATATCATTTAACACATCTTTGGTTTGTTTCATTGTTTCTTCAACAGTCATAGTGTATTTTTGCTGACCATCATTTACTACAAAAGATCCTTTGCTTGTTTTTCCTGTAGGAATAATCCCTTTAGTAGTAATTGAGCTTATTCCTGCATCTTCTGCAAGTTTAGTAGCTCCCGCCCAATCTTTATTTTTAAGGCGTTTTGTAAACTCTGTTTGAACATCTTTAGAAAGTTTGCTAAACATTATTTGAAAAGGTCTTATTCTTTGCATCATTTCTTGAGATTTAACAGAAGAATCCATTTCAAACTTTTGCAATCTTTGAGCAACGGCAGGGCTATATTGTTTTACTTTTCTTATCGTAGTGGTAATAAGTTTATTTGCTAAATCGTTTTTAACTGCAGACGCAGAATTTAAAGCGACCTTTGTATCTAACACAACTTTATCTACTTCTATATTCCAGGGAATATCTAATTTTGTATTAGAATTAATAACTGCATTTTCTACTTGATCTCCAGTTAAACCAAGTCTTTTAGATGCTGCTAATAACAACCCTTCGTCTTCTACAGAACCCGATGCTTTTAACTCCATCATTTTGCTATTAATAAGATCCATAGTTTCTTCTGCTGAAGCAGCTGTGTTTGGATTTTTTTTAGAAGCAACTTTTGCTTTTAATTTATTAAAAGCAGGAGAGACTTTTTTAGATACTAAAGGTGCAGCAGTTCTAAAAGCTTTTACTGCTGCGGGAGTTAAAACAGCACCGCCCACGGTGTAACCAAGAGTGCTTTGTAAATCAATCTCACCTTCTTCTGCTAACCCTCTTGCAGCTTCAAAACTACCTGCGACTAAACCGCCTATTCCTGCCATTGCTTTGTAACTTTGCCCTACAGGAAGAAATGTTGTAGGGTCTGCTAATGCTCCTCCTAACGCTCCTAAAAATCCTGCACCGCCCGTTGACTGACCTGATTCTGCAAGCCTAGTTAACTCAGGATATTCTTGAATTTGTTTTTGATACCTTACTTTTTGGATTCTTTCTCTTCTTTGATCTAAATTTAAATCCATAAAGTCATTGCCATATAATTCTGTAGGGGATGCGTACAATCCCTTCCCCGCAGTATTAAATAAATCTATCCTACCAATTGGCATCCAGGCTTCAGCAGCAATATCTGCGTTCTGCAAAAAAGATTCTGTGGTATCGAACTCATACTTCATTTTTTCAATTGCGCTAAATCCGTCCATCTGAGCCTTGTTTAACTCATTGATTTGATCTTGAGTTGGCTGAGTTGATTCTTGCGTAACTGACTCTTGACTAACTTCACTAACTTCGCTAACTGGTTGTCCAAGAATTTCTTTAACTTTTGATTGAATAACAGCAGGATCAGTTTCGTCAGGAAACAGAAGCGTTGTACCATCTGGAAGTTTTGCCTCTATTGTCATAATAGATTTCCATCTTTGTCAAAAGTCATTGTTTTATTTGTTGAAATTTCTGATGGTAAAAGTCCAGAAGAAAGTATTAATTTTAAATCTGATAATAATTCTTTTTGTTCGTCTACAGATGCATTATCTATGTTTTCAAACTCTTTTCTTAATACAGCAATGCTTTGAGCATACGATTCATTATTTCGTTCACTATAATTATGAAGCATATCAACAAGAGCATTTTTCCCAGTTTCTTTATTACCTGTTGTCATTGTATATATTTTGTATCTGTCAAATATTTTTTCTGCATCTAAAGCATCTTCTAATATTTTCTTTCTGTTATCAGTAAGATTAGGAACATCTCTATCTCTGTTTGTAGAGGTTCTTCCTGCTTCACCAATAACATTTATTTGATCTCCAGTTTTTTTATCAAAGCTTATAATCATGTTCTTACCAGTGTTTTTATCAAACACTGTGTATACGCCTATATCTTGTTTAATATTATTTTTAAATTGATTTTCAATTATACGCAGTTGATCTAAAGGTATATAAGAATCTTTGTTTTCTAACACTTTAATATAAGGATTATCTGGATCATCCTGTAACATATTTTCAAGAAGACTACCTTTTAAAATATTAGCAGTATTTTTATTACTTTCTAAATCCGCTAAATTTGTTTCCCTATCTTCTTGTTGTTGTTGAAATGTTGTAAGTGAATTTTGAAATGCTCTTTGATTGTTTTCAAAAGATTGTTCTGATCTTGCTGCACTGGCTCTTGCTCTTTCTTCAGCATCTCTTGCTCTTTGATCAGCTTCATCTTGCCGTTTTTGAGTTCTTAGTCTGTCTTCTGCAATTCTTTCCCTATCGGTTGTTTCTCTTTGCATTTCTAGCGCAGCTTGTCTTAGTGTAGCAGCGCGTAATGGGTCAACAGATTGAATAGCTAATGCAGCATCTCGAAGACCTGTTGGTGAATTTAAATCCATTCCTGCGAGAGACTCTTGCAATCTTTCTTCGCTACTTCTTGGGTCAATACCAAGCATAGGTTGTACTGCGCGTTTAAGATTCTCTTGACGCTGAACACCATACTGACCTGCAATCTGTGCAAGCGGAGCAAGATTAGCAGCCCGACCTTTAAGTCCAGAGGCAAGCAATTGACCTTGTAGCATACCTTCCTTTAAGAGCTTGTCTTCTCTTTGCTCAGGAGTGCTTATAATATCTGCAAATAATGATTGTATATTAATAGCCATTTCTAAATCCTTAAGTTCTAAACGCGCCTAAAGCTCTTTCTGCGTTTTGTTTTTTTTGCGCTTCTACAGCTTGAGAAAACGCTTCATTCAATGCACCAGTAAGTTGATTTGGCTGAGTTACTTCTTGCTCACCTTTCAATAAATCAAACAAACCTTGGAATTGAGCCTGTCTTAAAGCATTAGCCAATGTATTATATCCTAGCTGTGCTTCCATTGTAGACTCCGCAAGACCAGCACCTAATCCTAGACCTGTGGTTCTTAGGGCTGATTCTAATCGAGAAGCCTCTAATCCTGGCATCAACGAAGAGATTAATTGTTGTTGCGGTAGGTAAGAAGACTGCAAAGCTTGTAGACCTAGATCACCTGCTAGTCCTGTA